TACCTCACCGACAAATTCGCAAGCGCAAAGGTCTTCAACAAGCTTGATGATGCGTGTACTTCTCCACATCGTTGGAATAATTACGCTAAACATTTGACAAATATATGAAATTTTTTAGATAAGTGTTACATGCATAACGAAATGTGTCTAATGCATCGGCTTGTTGTGTTGGGTCGTTTCGGTCTGTTTTCTTTATTGTTCCATCAGGCAACACAGCAACGTTTTCTAAATCGAATTGTAATCCCTTAGTAAACTGTGGGTCAAGTTCGACATTACCACGCGCAAGAAGTGAGTTGACAAGCATTCGGTTGTCTTCTAACAATGGGTTAACGCTTGGCACCAACATTTGATTGTTGCTGAGGTTAAACTTTTGCCGAATGACAACGTAATAGTTAAGGTTATCCTGCACCAATGCACTCGATGACTTGCCTGAAGCATCGCCAGTTACTTGGTAAAGTGCATTGCCATACTTAGACTTAATCACATCGCATAGTTGATAGATGTCGCTATTGGCTAACTTAATGGTTTCCTTAACTCTTATCGTTGATGGCGGCATTACTTGAAGCACCGAGCAACATATTGGATTGCGGTTAAAATCGAAACTAAGTATGATGGGCAGTTGTTTGTTTAGTTCAACGGGCTTAAGGTGTTTAGTCGAATCATAAGCGTATGCCCAACGGTTGCCATCCATGTCGAAGTTTGTCCAATCGCCACCGATAAACTGCCTCTTATAACGCTCATCCATACGTGACCACACTTTACGCTGCTCTTCAGTTACGAATGCATTGTCATCGGGTAAAGCAAGTTGATAATAAAACTCTGGGCCTAATTCGCCTTTTAAATACGGAATATGTATCTCATCCTTAATCCACGTTTGCGTTGGGTTGAATGTTGCTAATATCAATGGGGTTGGCATCTTATCAATATACCAGGAGCCAACGCGTGAGCTGCCAATATTCCAAAGTTTCTTACTTAACTCCTCAATTTGCTCAAAGTATATACCGTTTGTTTCAAGTCCTAAAAACGCGTTAAGTTCGGGGTCATGGCTAATGTTTTCAGCCATAAAGAATATCTTTGATTTGGTCTTAGTGTTTTCTAAAAAGTAGTTTGACTTATCGCGCGACCACCTAAAATGTGGTGAGCCATCGATAATCTTTTCGAAGGTTGGTATGATTGTCTTTACTAACTTCGGAAAATCGGAACGGATTACATGCCACTTGCTGTTTGGATACATTGAGGCCAACCGCAAACAGATCGTGGCACAAATAAAAGACTTGCCACCACGAATTGCGCCACCATAAAGTAAGTTGCGCTTCTCTGTCGCGCCTTGTGCCGCTGCCATCGCTTGAATATAAAAATCGTATTGCTTTGGGTTGGCTTGTAAATCGACATTCATTAAATTTCAATCTTAGTGCCATCAGGCATCGTAACAGTTGATGGTGGGCGCGTGTCGGTGATGGTTGTTTCGGTTTTCGCAGGAGCATAACTTCCATCCATTTTATTAAGTTCGGCTATGGCTTTAGTTCTGTCGTTGTGGTCTGGCTCTGATGGGTATTCCATAATCTTACCAGCAATAACAAATGGTTTCTTAATCTTAATTTCACCTTTGGCAATCTTGCTCAACATCTCCATTCGTTCGGCAGTTGATAAAATATTCTTTTCCGCAAGTTCGGTTATTGCAGTTGATGTGGCGTTGTTAATGGCTTGCTTAACTAATTGCTTATGTTCTTGGATTTCCTTTGCATATCTTTTAGCCAATATTGAGCCTTTGCTTCGGGCAGTATTGCCATTTACTTTTTTTTGTGCAATAGCCTCAATATAGGCTTTATCCTGCGATATACCATTGGCAACTAAATCAATGAATTTGGTATGTTTAAGTGATGGTGTTGCCATTAGTTACAATATTTTTTAATTCGTTAATCATATCACTTCTTAATTGTAATTCTTGAATTCGCCATCCCTTTTGAATTGCTAAATGTTTTTCAAAATTTTTATTACAATAATCTATTTTTTCTTGCAATGACTGATAATCTGTTACGATGTAATCCTTAATCTGTTCTTCATAATATCCTATCTCTGACTTGCGTATAGTATTCCAACAATTAATATCAAAAAATACTACTACATTGCAAAATCCAGCCTCATACCATCTATTAGCAAGATTATTGAATACACTATGAGTATACTTATCCTCAATGTATAATGAGTATTTAAATAAATTTAATGTTTCTTTTTTGTCTGCCCAACTAATTGTATCTAAATATTTAGGATTGCATCCCTCGTGCTTAAATTTTTTCATATTTTTGGTTGATGTACTTAAATACAATCCACCTTGAATATACTTTTTAAAATAATCTGCCCTATCTTCTCTCCATCTACCATAATAAATGCAATCATATTTTTTTTTAATTAGTTCATTTGATTTTTTAGCTATTAGTAAATTAAGATTTAATTCATATTGATTATCTATTAATTTTCTTTTTTCAGTTTTATTGTAATTTTTTATTAAATTATATTTAATTTTATTTCTATTGCAAATATAAAACAATGCTGGATAATCATTTTGCTCATATTCTCCAACTAACCAAAATAATTTATAATTAATAGATTTATTTATAAATTCTATTTGTTTTTCAATTTCTGAATTTCTACCTGCAAAACCAAATATAAATACATCATATTGCTTATTATTATTAATCAATTGGTCTGTTGAATAATAAAAATCAGCACCTAATTCTTTTTGAAGCAATATCATATTACGCATATTTACAGCTGTAAAATTACTTCCTACTTTTGTGCCTACCTTAACATCTAATAATGCAATCTTCATAATGCAGCCTTTATTAAAAAATCTTCATACGATATTTTTTTGCCTGATACATTTAATTTAGTCTGCAACTTTTCTAATTCCTCAATATTTTTACAATCAATCGTAAATTTAACTGCCTCATTAAAATTATCTATTTCTTCAATGTCTTGTTGTGCAACATCAATCCCCCACTCCTCACAAACCGCCTCGCCAAGTTCTGCTTCAATCAATTCAGCATCAAACACGATGTTAGCCTTTGCCGAAGCATTATCAGCCAGTGCCATCTCTCTGCCTTGTGGTGAATCCAAATCAATGTCTGTTCTCTTTACCGCTATTAGTTGAGTGCCATCGGATTCTACAATAAGAACATCTTCAATGCCAGAAAACTCAACTGACTTGTTTCCTGCGATTATACGGTTGTTCTTATCCAAAAGTATACTTCTACCTGCTCCGAACTTTTCAAACGATTTGCGTATCATTTCTGCGCCATTCTCGCTACCTTTATTAAAGTTCTTATCATCAGCAATTAGTGATGTTACCTTTATATTTTCGGTTTGTTTACTTTTCATACCACAAATGTACTAATTATTTTAAATATCCTAATATTTCATTTTGCACTTGCTCAAATGATGTAGCTACAATGTAATTACCTCCATCTAATTCGATTGCTGCTTTTCGTTTTAGTTGTGCTTCGCTTATCTTATCGGTTGGTGATTTGACTTCAATGGCGAACAATCGGCCTCTCAATATACATTGGATGTCTTCCATTCCTTTGTTAAGCCCTGCAATGTAACCTATGCCCTTTCGATATCTACCCTCACTACTAATGCGCCTCGCACTATTGCAACTATGTACTGCTTTAAGGTAAGCAATGATTAAATCGGTAAACTTATTAGTATTGAAAGCATCTTTGGTTTCTTTCGGTTGGATAACATTGTTTACCGGTAAGTCTAAATGATTAGTCGTGAGCTCCGCCTTTCGCTTCTTAACAACTTTCTTTTTGTTAAGGTTAAATCGCTCAATCGGTAATGTTTGCCAAAACGCTTGATTCATGTTTGACCGTTTGTATTGATTGTGGTAATAGAGTTCAAATTCGGGGATGCTAAAAATCTTCATTTGCTTTTAAGTTTGATGTAAACACTGGTGCTTCTTTATTTACTGCCTCATTTATATCTCTAAACTTGGTATATTGACCATCCCATCCAAGAAGAATATCATCAGTTGTTGCACCATTTCGATGTTTTGCAATAATAAACTGCGCTTTGCCAACTGTGCTATTGCCATCGTTGTCCTCCATTATTCCGTGATACTCTGGCCTAAATAAAAAAATAACCATATCTGCATCCTGCTCAATGCTTCCACTCTCACGCAAATCGGACAATATTGGTGTTCTATCAGCACGTTCTTCAACCTTTCGGCTAAGTTGTGACAGTGCAATAATTGGAATGTTTAATTCTTTGGCAATGCCTTTCAATGAACGCGAAATATATCCAACTTCCTGCTCTCTTCCGTTAACATTGTCAACCTTTCCAGCAGTCATAAGTTGAATATAGTCAACAATTGCAAGTTTAATATTGTGGTCACGCTTTAATTTTTTAAGTTTTACTTTTAGTTCAAACACCGATATTGCAGGGGTATCATCAATAAATATTTTACTATCGACTAACTTTTGACATTTTAACCTCTTTTGTTGTACCTCAGCATCGTTTAATCCAGTACGCATAAATTTTTCCAAAGGTATTTCGCTTTCGGCACTTTGCAAACGATTTATTAATTGCATTGAGGACATTTCTAAACTAAACAACGCTATCGGCTCATTAAAGTCAACTGCTGCATTTCTGGCAATATTTAAAACAAATGCAGTTTTACCCATTCCGGGTCTTGCCGCTAAAATTATTAAATCACTACTTTGCCAACCTCCAGTAATTTTATCAATATCAAAATAGCCACTTGGAACACCACTAATTCCTTGCTTTGATCTAATTTCTAAATTTCGTTTTTCAGATTCAAAGAACAAATCTGTAACATTATCAAACTTACCTACGTGAATAGTTTGCGTAACCTTGTCAATCATATTTTGTCCTTTTTCAAGCATTTCAAACGCATCTACGTTGTCTTGATAACTTTCCTTGATAATACCTGCTGACATTAATATAAGTTCACGCTGCGTGTATTTTTGAAAGACTATCCTTGCATTGTATTCTACATTGAAATCTGCTTTGTTGCATAAGGTTGTTAGATAATAAGTACCTCCAGCCTTTTCTAAATTACTTGTGCGCTTCAATTCTGTGTTTACAGTTATAACTGTGATTGGGCTTGAAAGTTTGTAAAGTGTGTAGATTGCTTCAAGTATAACCTTATGGCTTTCCTTGTACATCATATCTGGTCGAAAAAAGTCAACAATCTCATCTATGCAGGTAGCACGAATAAGTATTGCACCTATAATTGACACTTCCAAGTCATCTGCTTGTGGTGGTAGTTTTCCCCATTCTATTGTGGCATCATCATCAATGCGTACTGTTTTCTTTTTATTTTGCATTCTTACCTCCCCAGTTACCTTTTGCTTTTACTATATCGTTGTTTGTTTGTTTTTTCGGCATTGGCTTTAAGTATGGTAAAGTGTTTTTAATTTTCTGCTGCCAGTCATCAATCTGCTTACCATTACCATCTTTCCATCCGTTTTTAATCCAAGTGTTATATTTTTCTTCAATAGTTTCTTTTAACTTCTCAAAGTCTATATCTAATCCTTGACAAAAAGAAAGAAAATCCGTGCGGGCGGGTGCGCCTATTTTATCACTCACATTAACACTTTCATTTACACTTACACTATCACTTACACTTACACTTACATTTAGGCTTTCAATTGGCTTTTTATTGGTTTCCAAAAAAGCCAACCCTTTATTTAGGTTTTCTTCGCTTTTTGGGCGACCTCCTTTTTTGCCATTTTCAGAGGCTTTCTTCACACGGTCTTCATAATTGGCCATATTGCGTATAAGGTTAGGCTCAATGAATGACCAGACTAACTCAACCAGAGCATCAGATAGGTCAACTTGGCCATCTGCGTGAAAGTTAAATAGGTTGGATAGTATTATTGCCTTTTGGGTATCGTTTAGTTTAGAGATGGCAGGCCACCACTCTGAACGTATTATAAATGTATCTTTCATTATTTGTATTGGTTTGAGGTATATTTAAAATCATCTTTCACTATTGCTTTTTGAATAGCGTGAAACTTCGATTCAGCGTTTAATGTGTAAACTTTGCCAGTTGGTGACTTTATAAAAAATATTTTCATTTGGGATATAAAGAAACCCCTACTAAAGTGCGCCACCGCCAAGAGGCCACACTAAAATAGGGGTTATGTTGTTAAATGTTTTCAATTTGGCGGTTATTTCGTTTGCAAATATAAGTAATAATTACTTAATCTGCAAATTACGATGTGTTGCTATACTGCATCCAGCAATCTCAACACCATCCTTTAATGCTGCTTTAATAGCAGCCTTATCGGCTTGTTCTGTTACCTTAACTACCTTGTAAAGTGATGGTAGTGCATTGACATCATCCACCTCAACAGTTTCAGATTTGCGAAAGTTAATCTTCACCAATGGTGTTTTAATCTCATCAATGCTAAATAAATCCATTGCGTGTTTAATGCGGTCTTTTAGATAGTCCGATGCTTTCTCGCGTTGCTTCTTTGCTGTTTGCAACCTCTTAATTTCAGCAGAAATAATGTCAACATCAGCATCCATTTGCTTTATAACAAACGAATACGCAACTGATTTGTTTTGCAACTGCTCTTCTGTGATTGCTAACTGCTCCTCTAATGATGGGGTTAATTCCCCACCATTTTCGATTAATTCTTCTGCTAATTGGTTATAGCTTTGTTCGATTTGATATATTGTTAGTTTCATTATGCTTCGGTGTTAGGTGTTAGTTTAATTTTCATTTCATCCTTTGCTGCTAATACTCTCAAGTCTGTTTTTTGGTTAAGCGTTAACTTCTTCCATACCGCTTTAATTTCATCAAGTGAAACGCAAACTTGTATGTCATTAATGATTTCATCAATAGTTGTGTCAACTTCGATGTGTGTAGCTTCTTCAGTTGTCACTACTTGCATTTCCTCTGGAACGTAAACTGGCCCACTAAAGATATCTGGGCAATACCATTTTACTCCATTACTAATTGCTCTGGCAAATAACATATTTTTAGGGAATTTGTCAATGTTTTTAGTTAATGCTTTTCTTGCATCTTCAATAGTAAATGTGCTATTACCAATTTTAGTGTTACCTTGATAAAAGTCAATGCTGCAAACCTTTTCAGATGCTTCAATAACTCGGTAATCATACTTACCACTACCTTTTAATCTTGATGCAATAAGACCAGCACCAATGGTCGGCTTTCCTTGAATAATGTGGATGCCAGTCATAGCAGCAAATGGAGGAATTCCAATTTCTTGCCCTGCGGATATTTTGACCATTGCTTGTGCAACACTTTTGATGTCGGTAAACATTCCGCTTTCATAAAATGCTTTACTGATATTCATTATATCAGTAGTGTTAATTGTTGTTACTGTACTTACTTGTGTGTTCATTGTTATTTATTTTTAAGGGTTAAAATTAAAATGGTAAATCATCATTACTTGTTTGTGCAATTGGCTTTGAATAACTTTCTTGTGGTTCTTCAGTCTGCGTAAACGGGTTTGCATCCACTTTCCAGCACACTATTGTGTTAAATACTTTTACTTCACCTTGTGGCGATGTCCACTCCCTACCACGAATGTTGATGTGAGCTTCAATGTCCTGACCTACTTTCAAGTCATCTGCAAGTGAGCAGGCTTTTTGTTGCAATTCGATTGATACTATTTGCGGATACTGGTCTGCGGTTGTTAGTATTAGTTCTCTCTTTGAGAATTTACCATCACTTACTGTTGTCGTTGCGCCTATGCGCTTAATCGTGCCTTTTATTGTCATTTTTTTTGTTTATTAGTTATGATTAGAATTATTGTGAATTGTGTCGATTTTTGGAACGTGAAGAAATTGTGACAACACAATTGAGAGAAATGCATTGTTAGGGATGTAATCTTGCCCTGCTAAATCCATTTCGTTGAAGCCAGCAGAAATAAGTGCATCACATTTTTTTAGTATGTCTGCTGCATCTTTTTCCTCAAATGAGGCTGCTATTTTGCCCTTATCCGAAAAATAAAAGTTTTGGGAATCTGATTCGTGTTCAATTCTTTGATTTTGTTCCTCGTTAATCCAAGTTGTAACGGTTGTAATTTGTTTTGTGATGTGAATTGATTGCATTGTTAGTTTGTTTTATTGGGTTAGTAATTATCTTAAATTATTTTTTTGTTTGCACTCATTGAATAGGCTCATAAACGCTTGTTTCTTTGTCTTATAATAGCTATCGTGATTGATGCCATCATTGTCATCAGAAATCCTATCAGTTGCGCTGGTGTTAGTAGATGTGCATTTGTATTCTTTACCTCTGAATGTGATAACTACTCTTTGGTGTCCGTAACCTGCAAAACCGAAAGATACTTTTTTTGTTAATTGTGTTGTGTTCATTTTATTAGTTTTTATTGGGTTTTATAAATGGGGGGTGTTACCCCCCCTTTGATTTATTAATCGTTGTCTTCATTTCTAATCCAACCGCAGCAATCAAGATTTTTTGCATTGATTGGGTCAAGTTTTGTAATCAATCTTTTTTCTGCAAGTATG